GTTGCTTGATTGATTCTGTAGTTTTTTATATCACTGAATTGATTTATAACATTTATAGTATCATCGCTACCTGCGGTTATTCCATTGGTAAAATTTATATTATCGCCTATAGACCAGTCAGCCAAACTAGCATAGTCATTTGAAGCTACAAAGTTTTTGTCATAGTTATACGTTCTGCTTCCGCATTTACTTCCTCTTTTTCTTCTGCTTGCACTAAGTATTATATTTATTCTAGATCCTGCGGGTATTTCTATATCAAGAAATTGTCCTTGATTGACTTCATCTTCAATACTACAACTAACTTGTGCCATAGGTTTGTTGTCTCCAGCACCATCTTTTCTATCAAAAAATGAATTAGGTGGTTTGTTTGCTGCAAAATTATTTGCTTTTAATCTCATGTATGTTCCTGTTGGCTGTCCACATGTTCCTTCAATTACCTCACCATCTGCATTTTTTGTACATAAAAAATCTTCTGCTTCGCTACCAAAACCTAAAACCTTTGTAGATGCACAATTCAATACAGGGCCATTTGTGTCTGATTTTACAAACAAAGTATCATTGTCTTTTACCTTATCTCTATTGTCACCATCTAACAAATAATATACATCTCCTGTTCCTTCTTCTCTAAAAAATATATTTGTATATATTGTTCGGTACAAACCTTTAGATTCTTTTATTACAAATTTATATTTAGTTGCCCAATAAGGAGGATAACTATTCATTGTTACCCTAATATTATTTTTGTTCACAGAATTTTCACAAGCAATAAATACTGTATTGTCAGTATCTACAAGCGCTGTTGAAGCTCTGCCATATTCATCCATGTATACAACTGCAACTTCATAATCTCTATTACTATGCAATGATTCTTTTGATGCGCTTTGAGCATATAAACCTTCAGCTGTTATGCATTGCAAATATTCATAAGCAAATCTTGGTGGTGAAAATGGAACAGGGGGGTTTTGAGTTTGATCATACTCTTCATATTTTATTGCAGGAATCGTAAGGCTTATTACGTCACTTCCCTGCGATGTTTCAATTGAAAACCCTTGAGGGTTTGAGGTTATTCCAAATCCTACTTTCTCCCAACCGCTTTTTGGAACTGCTTCACAAATAAGCCTATCAGTTAGACTTGTTCCAATTTCAGCCCCAGGAGGTTGATTGAATACACATTGATTGTCTACCAAAGGAACAAACTCGCTAATAGCAGCTATAAACTCGGGGCTTGATGCCATTTCAAATACACTATTATAGTCTTGTTGTAATTGAAATAAAAACGTATCGTTAAATATGTTTTCAGGCTGTGTACCGTCATCATATGACGCATCACCGCTATAAATGGCGCTTACATAATTAAAAGCAAAACCTATTTGAGCTCCCTCTACAAGTTGAACTTCATCAGCACCAAAGTCTACGCTAAATTTTGCTTGAGGGACTGTTACTGATCCATCAATAGTATAGGTCGCATCACTAAGAGTTGCCACTATTTCAGCAGCAGATAAACTTTCACTTATCAATTCAAGATCGTAATCTAAATAAATTTGTGCGCCATTATCATCAACTATGTCGTATCCATCAATGTAGTTTCCATACATCAATCTGTTACCCATAATAGTTTGAGCCTGCGCTTTGAGTGGCACATTATCATATAACCTAAGTAGTTGTTCTTCTGGAAGCGTGGTATATATTTTCTTGTTTGTAAATGTTAAGGTTTGGGTAGTGTTGTCAACCCATCCTTCATTGACTTTGTTAAATCTTTCTATTACATTAACACTTTGGCTCGTGCTAAATTTAAATATTACATCAATGTCTTTTACGTTTTTGCCCCCCGTTTCAAACTCTATATCTACCGCATTAAGAGTATTTCTCATACCCTCTTGATTGTAATTACTGTAATCAAACTGAAAAGGCCCTGGTGTAAAAGCATATTCACTAAAAGGTGATAATGCAGAATACTCTCCATCTTCGTATTGCCATCTATACGCAAAACTTAAAAGAAGCTCTTCCATATAGTTTTCACCCCCTCCAATTTGATATTGATTTATTTTAGGAGCATTCAAGGGCGGTGCTAAAATAACACCTATATCTTGCTCGTTTAAAACGGGTTCGGTAGGATATGTTCGTGTGACATTTATTTTTCTTGGAGGATTTAAGTTGTCAGTAAAAAACAACAAATCTCCAATCATATTTACACCATTAACTAGATAATCTTTATCAAAATTTAAAACCTCTGTGGATATTAAGTGGTATATTAAGACAAATGTTCTTGTGTTATAGGAAACCACTAAATCAACTTTGCCTGTTGGAGAGTTTGTGTTGTTTGGATCATTAACAAACCAATACATTGTTTCCTCACCACCATCCTCAAAAGCTCCTATACACTTAGCCTGATTACTTAATTCTTGTCCCTGATAAGTTAACTGAACAAGCAATTCATTCCCTTTAGAGTTTTCTACAGCACCAATCTCAGTGCCTTCTGTAGAACCTAACCTTACGTTTAAAGCGTCTACATACTCACCATTAGGAACTAAGCGCTCATCCACGCCTTTGTTCATTCGGCCCTTTATAAAATTTCTTTGAACTTTAGGCATCTTATTTTATCCATTTTGATTGCCCTCTCAGATTCATTAATAATCTTCCAGGGTGTATATTACTTAATCTTAATTTAGCATTTCTTAAAAGCGCAGACTTTTCTTTTCTAAGCCTGTTTATTATAAACTCTTGCACTCCAACTTTGCTATTTAGTATTACATATTTTATATATGCATAAATAAATTCTTCAAAAAGCTTGTTAACACTTACTTTAGAGTCATCGCCTTTTTCCATTCCATCTGAAACATATTCTAACACGCAAAGCTCGTTTGCCATGTCAGAGCTAAAATTAATAACACCCCCTTGTTTGTTTATTTTAAATGTAGGATTTTGATTTGCAGTTTCCGTATTTAAACCATACCTTCCGCCTATAGGGTATTCAAAGTACCATAATCCATTATAAAAATATCCTTCTTGTCCATGATAACAACTTGATTCATTTAAGTAAATAGTTTTTTTCTCATTTAGAATTCTTTGCATATCAATTGTAGATGTCGAAGGCTTCAAGATGTTGCCATCGTGATCAAACAATATTCTACAATTATTATCCTGCAAATATGCATCCGACCAATTAGTTTGAATGTTTTCTGTCAACGGCATAAGAAGACCATCTTTATATAAAGATAACCTTACCCAATTTACATAGTCGGGTGGCAAAACAAACCTTAGAGTATCACAAACTTGTAGTTCTAAAATTTTTATTTCTTTCAAAGAATCATAATTAAGCTCCTGAATTGCTCTTTTAGCGTGAAATAAAATATTATATCTTTCTACGTTATTAATAAGTTTATCATTGCCCACATACATCAAGATAAAATTTGTTACAATATCATCTAATGATACATATTGATATGATCCCCAATTTGCATCTTCTGTGTTTGGGTTTCCTGTGTTTTCGTAATATGTATAATCGTTAATATATGCCATAATTATCCTTCTTGTTTAGTTGCTTCATTTTCTTCTAATTTTCCAAAAGCTGCCACCTCTTTGTCTCTTATAGAAACTCCTGCATATTGTAATATTTTATTTACTAGGTTGGGCTCATCCGAAATGGGAAGCTCAAAGTCTTGATAATCTAAGGCCGACTCATTAAATGCAGGCTCACCACCTGGAGGTAACTGAACATAAGTCCAATTTGGATCTTTAGGGTATCTTATGTATTGACTCACTATTGATCCTGGTTGTGTCAAACTTATGGGGTATATGGTTATTGTGTTTCCATATGTTGTGTCATTTGCACCACCTAAAACATAAGCTGGATATGTGGTTGACGGACTTGTAAGAGGGCTTGAATTTAAATAGAATATTTTATTCTGAGAAACTCTTTCTACCTCTTTGATTGTGTTATAAGCTGTACTTACTATTGCGTATTCAGCAAACAAATCCGTTGCTCCAAAAAGATCTTGAGTCAATCTAAGTTCGGTATTACTAATAATTTCAACAACAAATGCGGTATCACCACTTACAATATTACTTACCAAGCTACCAACTTGAACGGTAGATGTAAACGTAGCGTTGCTATCAATTAACCTGTTATTAGCAATACTAGTTGCCTGTCCTTGTGCGAGAAGTGTATTGTAGTAATTTATTTTATTAATTAGGTAATAATCTTCAGGTAAATCATAATTTGATACTCCTGTGTTTGCAAGCACTTTGGTTCGAGAAAAACTATCTACTACTTCCTCAATACCCTTTACAATATCTGCATATCCAGAGCCTGATTGTCTGACGTTTTGTTTTACTAATTGACTATTGTATTGATAAAAATAGTCTTCAAATATGTCTAACTGCGCTTGTTTTGCATATAAATTAAAATCATTAGGTGTTATATACCCAAAATTATTTTTATTTGCAATGGAAAGCACAGTGGCTCGGACTGTGTTAATAAGTGATGTCATCCTCTATTTTTCTTTGTACAAAGATAAGAAAAAAAAAGAGGCCTCATTTTTTTGAGGCCCCTCTGACTAATCTAATTTAGATTCCAATATCCTTAAAACTTCTAGCCCTTCATCGCTTTGTAAAAACGAAGCTAGTATGAATAATGGATCTTCACCATAAGGAACAGTAAGTAGCTTGTTCTTGTTTCCTTTTAAGTTGTAATAAACATCCTTTTTATTTTTAAGAACCAACAAACCTTCGCTAAAAAATTTAGCACATTTGTTTTGAAG